TCTTTCTCTTAAGTGAGAAAGTGAGTATTCTAAATTATCAGCTATGTCAAAAATCACAGCGCGTTCTTTGCTTTCGTGTTTACGAACAGTTCGTCCAATCGTTTGAACTGTTTTCACACCACCTTTTCCCATATATGCAAAAACTGCATAATGTAAATTTTTAATAGAAATACCAGTAGAAAAGCATTTGCTCATAGCAATACAAATTATACCATCTTCTTTGTCCATGGTATTTTGTATTTCTGTTCTCTCGTCTGTTGGTGTTTCACCAGTAATAACAAAAATCTTTTTGTTTCCACCTTCTAGTAATTTTTTTAAAGCAGAGATGTAATCTAAACGATCAACAACAATTAAAGTGTTTCCTACAAGACTATCACAAATCTTTTTAATAGCATCATTTCGTGGTGAGTAGTTTATAACATAGTCATACTCTGAGTTATATTTGTCTGTTGGATTTGGTCCAGTTTGAAAAACAGGTTTTCTTTTATGTTCACATAATACAACTTTTATTTTTACATCAGTAATTGTGCCTTGTCTGCGTAATTCATAAGAACTCTTCTCATATACAATAGGACCAATCTTACCAACAACATTCCAACTTGCTAATAAGGAATCTGGTAGAGTTCCTGTAAGACCAAATTTAAATGGCGTGAGAATGTTGTGAACAACTTTACTAATTTTGTTTTTCTTCTCGTTAATGGTATGAACTTCGTCAAAAATTAATACATCGTAATTTCCTACAACTGCTAGTGTTGCTTTTACATCACTTGTTAATATTTGAGCATTTGCTATAAGAATATTTTGTGATAAATCAGGAAGTTTACCATCTCCCCAACGAGATATACAATCTATTCCAAACTCATCAGTAAAAGAATAGTAAAGTTGATTTAATAAAGATACGTTAGGAACAATAATTAATATCTTGAAATGTGGATAGTTATCTAAGAATGTTTTACATAATCCACCAGCAATAAGTGCTTTACCACCACCTGTAGCAACAAGTGATATACCTCTGCCATTTTTTATAAACTCGTTTAATGAGTCTTCTTGATAATCATAATAATTGAATCCATCAATTTTAGAAATTTCTTTAATACCTGTATCAGGATTAAACTGCTTTTTAAAATCGTCAGATAAGTGGATTTTAACAGGTATATTGAGTGAACGAATGTAATGTTCTATCTCGTTCCATAAACCCACTTGAAACGCCCCCGCAGGCGTGATAGAATACAATCTAGGAACAAACTTCCTAGATTGATATGACGGATTCTTTACAGAAAACTTTTCTCTTATTAGCTTAAAGACATTAGGCGAACATTTTAAATATCCGCTCTTTTTATCATAAGTTACATTAATATTTTCAACCACTTATAGTTGTTCCATTTTCATCAACTCAACAAGATTTTTAAAATCAAATCCCATTTGACTAAAAATTTTATTCACACTACTATCAAGATATTCTACTAAAATTTCTTGTTCACGAATCTTTTTTTGTAATTCTTTATAATCTCCTTGTGTTTCAAGTTTATTAGAAATAACAGCTTTACTCAACTTTAAAGGATTATCCTTGTTCATTACATTATTGACAAAATTATCTTTAAGTTCTACCAAGTCAATAAGATGTTTTTTAGCTTTCATTAGTCGAAAAAGCCATTTATGCTTAACATTAGGGCAAGAAAGTTGCTTTTCCATGATATTTGTAACATCAATGCTTGTATCCATTTCTATCTCCTTAGAGTAAGTTTCTAGTAAATCCATTGGTTCTTTTTCTGACATATTTTAAAAATACTATACAGGTATATACATTTCAAGTAAATACTATAAAATGACTAAAAAATTTGATAAATTTTTTCAAAAGATATTTTCCGAAATGGCAAATATCTTAGTTGCGCCTGAACGTTGGTTAGTTTCTGTCTCAGATGATCAAGATATTGAAAGAAAAGGAAGAGTTGGAGGAAAATATAAAAAATCTGAAAATACTTTTATAAATAATTTTTTAGAACGACCTGATATTGATTCTTCTTATAAAGCAGGCGGAAAGTATTTTGATATTAAAAGCGGAGAAATTCTCAACGAAAAGATATTTGAAACTGGGTATATTGATACTTCTAATGGTCCAAAAATGAATGTTGAAAATGAAATTACAGGAGAATATACTCCAGTTGGTAAAAAAGTATTAGTCAATTTATTAACACCTAAAAATTTTCCTTGGTTTTGGGTTGATGATGAAAATCAATCCAAAAATGTAAAAAGAATAGTTAAAAAAGGAGAAGGTAAACCAATTTCTAATATTCCTATTATATCAATAGAAAGTGGAAAAACTCATATTTATGCAATCAGGGTTGAATTTAAAAATCCTGTTATTTTAAAAAATTACGTAGATAGAGGTGAACCTCGTTTAAGACCAACATCATACGGTTCTATTAAAACAGGAAATGAATATGGAAGATTTTACATATATAGTTCAAATAAAGAACATATAGTTTATGATCTTGTAGTAGTAGAATAATTAATCTAATGACTAAGAATTTTGACACTTTTTTTAAAACTTTTCTAGAAAACATACATATTCAACGTCGAGGGGTTCATCTAGATGATTATGAAATGTTTCCTGATGTGGATGAATCTGAATTAAAAAGAGGAATATATCTACATGAGTGGGATTTAAAAAATCTCCACAAAATTAAAAAATTGTTAGATATAGCAGATCGTAAAGGTGTTTATATTTTTGCACAAGCATATCCTTATAATTCCAAAAATGAAGATTTTGAAAAAAATACAGAACGATTAATAAAAATGTATGAAAAATTAGGTTTTCAAAAATCTATAGGAAACTATATTTATAGAAGACCAAGAAAAGAATTATCAGAAATGACAGAGGCAGGCGTGTTGGGTGCTGATGGTCCCTATCCTACAGATGATCCACGAACTCCTTTTGTAATGGGAAATTATTCCAGAAGAGGCAAGATAAAAACTAGAAAACCTAGAAAACGTAAAAAAAAATATATAAAAGAATCTAACGATGTTCCACCTTTACATGCAGGTACTTACACGTTAATAAGAGGATCATATAAGTCTAATCAAAATAGTTCACAGGGTATATACGCAAATGGAATTCATTATACAACAGATATTACAACAGCATTAGAATTTGGAGAACCTAATTTTTTTGAGGTAACTTTAAAAAATCCAATAGTTTTATCTGTTTCTGAAATATATGACATAGGTAATCCTTTTAAAGTATCACAAATTTTATTAAAAAAAGGTTATGATTCTCTAGTAATACCACATGAAAAAGAATGGGAATATACACAAGATGGAGAAGATAGGATCGAAAAATATACAGAATACGAAGTTATAGTATTGAAATAAGATAATATATATTGTAAATAATATGTTATGCAATGGGAAAATATACCGGAAGATATTAGTGAGTGGTTTGGCTTTGTTTATCGTATAACATGTTTATCTAATGGTAAAAAATATATCGGTAAAAAGCAATTCTGGAGCAACCAAAAAAGACCACCATTAAAAGGACAAAAACGTTCTCGTAGAGTTACAAAAGAAAGTGATTGGAAAAAATATTATGGCTCTTCAAATGAGCTAAAAGAAGACCTCCAAAAATACGGTAAAGAGAATTTCAAAAGAGAAATTTTAGAACTTACAACATGTAAGTGGGAAAGTGCATATCTTGAATTATTGTGGCAATTAAAAGAAAATGCTATTCTACGCGAAGACTACTACAATGGCATTATTAATATTCGTTTAAATGGCCCACCAAAAGATTTAGTTGAGAAATATAGAGTAAAGTAGTATATTACTTTATGATATACACATTTGAGAATATTGACCGTTTCTTATACTCTATTGAAAAGGAAATAATAGACGTTTTATTTGAATATAAATTACTTTCTAAACTAGATCGTAATGTTAAGAAAATTATTTTCTTTTATTTTGTAAAACGTTTTGGTGATAAAATAAGCAACAATGGTGATCTTTTATTTTTTCATGATAATACATTTTCAGAAAATCATGAACTTTTCTGTTATTATGAAAAAGAGAAGCTAATTAATTTTCTTAATAAAATTTGTACTAAACTTAAAAAAGTTACAAATAAAATATTCTTCTTAAAAAAGAAAATGGATTTACCAAATACAGCTTTTTTAAATGAATTAGAAGGTAGTGTAATGGACGAAGTATTGTTACTATCTATTAAGAGTCCTGTTGACCCTAAAAAATTAAAGAGTTTTCTTGACGAAAACTCTTTAAAAGATTTATTTTATAATTTGAGTAAAAAGGTTTGTTAGTTATTTCTTACCCTTTGTATATCCTCCACCTTTTTTCTTTTTGATTCCAGTGGAAGCAGAACAAACTGCATAAGGATTAACTTTTTTACCACTATTGGCTTTTACTTTATTGACACAACGATCTAGTTTTTCTGGCATAATATATTACTTACCTTTGCCAATATTTTTTATCAGAGTTCGGCATTCTTTAGCATAGCCAGGAGTAAAATCTATAAGATTTGCTTTTTTATACTCAAGAATAAATGGTGAGTGAGTTGCCATAATAATTTGAAAGTGATCAGAGAGTTTAACCAATACATCAAACAATTCAATTTGTTTTGGAATAGAAAGTGCTTTTTCAGGCTCATCAAGAAGAAGAGTGATCTTACCGTTTCTTGGTAAGCTTTTAATATATTCTACTTCTGTTTGTGCAAGAGCTTTATTACTAATATAAGGCGGAACCTCTAAAATACTTGGTGGACTTTGAATCACTTTCATAATCTTGTTAATCTTATGAATGCGATACTGTCCAGAAGAGGGTTTACTTGCCAAAATTTCCATTTGTTCTGCTTCGGTAGTAATTCCATCTGCACTCTGTTTAGCATTGCTGAAAAACCACGTATTATCGTTTTTAGAGAGTGCCTCACTATCATTAAAAAATGATGGAGTTCCATCCCAACCAACAATTGCATCTACGTTACTTGGAGATAAATTGCGATAACAAAAAGGAAAATGTTTTATATCATTGTAAGCAAGTTGTGCTGGTTCAGATATAGTGCTCCATCCGCCTGTGCGAATACCGCAATAAGCTGCCATTGTTTTAAGGGCTGTGCTTTTACACGAACCAACGTTGCCAAACAAAATATTCAGCTTATCATTGAATTGGAATTCTCGACCTTTTAAGTGATCGTATCCCATTACAAATCCTGTTTTAAATTCGAAATTTTTAATCATGCGAAATTATCCAATTTCACTCCATCGAATTCTGTTTTAACGTTGTCTTGAATTTTAACTGTTGCAGTAACAGTTCCTTTTCTACGAGCAATTTCTTCTACTAGATTAGAAAATTGGAAATATGAAATAATATCTTCTCCCCCAATGAATGATAGAGGGTTACGTTCTTCAATAAAATAACTTGTAGATTTAATATGATTGATTTGGTCTTCTGTTTTCAAGTCACCGTTTTTCTTGTTGATTGCAACAACGAAAATTCTACCGTCAATTTGAACCTCATAATATCTAATGTCTGTACGTTCAATATTTTGCTGAACAGGAATTAAAAGAGGCACACCGTTGTAAAAAACTTTATTCTCTTGATAAAGAGGGTCAACAGGAACTTCTCCAAAATTTTCATTAGAAACATTTCCAAGTCTACTGAAAATATCCGCTTCGTTAAAATCAAGTGTTAATGATTCTGGAACAACCGCAGAATTTTCAGAAATTGAGAATTCTTCATATTGCTTTTCAATTTCTAATAATTGACGATCAACATAATCCTTAGCATTAACCTTTGATGTAGGAGAATCTTCGTTTGTTCCAAAGAAAGAATCAAAGTTTACAAAGTGGTTTGAGAGTTCTTCATAAGATACTCCTTCTAAACCAACTTCTTTGGTTAATTGTTCTATCCAATATTGTTTATTAAATTGCATATTATTCAGGTAATTCAATAGTTTTGATGTTGATAGAACTTTTATCAACATACTGAAGATTATTAAGATACTCTTCGAGTTGTTTTTTATCTTCGTTCAAATTTGTTTTATTCCAAATTTTTGCATCATCATATCGGAAGAATCCCATATAATAGGTTTTTGTTTTCATATAAAGGTATCTATAATATTTTTTTTATCTTTTCAACCTTTTTTTTACAAAATATACAACATTTTTCTTGGTCTTGTAAATGCTGTATAAAGAATACGCTTCTTTTCTTCTTCGTTTCGATTTAAACCAATATCGGTTTGTGCTACAAAACAATTTTCGTATGTGCTGCCTTGTGAGCAGTGTGCAGTAATAGCATAGTTGTATTTTACCTGTGCAAAGTTTTCCATAAAGGAATAATATTTTCCCCACTTTTTGATACGAGAAGATACTTCTTTTTCATCAACTGCATCTTTGGCAAGTTTGCGAAGAGCATCACTGTAACGCTTTTGTTCTTTTTCGTGAAGAATGTGAATGTTATCACACTTGTCCATACCTTGTACAAGGCAGTCATAATAAAACCAAGAATCATTATCAAAGAGTTTTTTCTCTTTAATTTCAATGGTTTTTACCACCAAGTCTTCGTTTGTAGAAAAAGCAACTTTGTAATCATCACCTTTAATTGGTCGGTCAACAATAAGCTTCTCATCTAATACAATTTTTCCTGCTTTAGCCCCATACTTGAAATTACGAACAAGCTTGTTATAAAAATCAACTGTAGCATTTCGCCATGCAATAACTTTACAATAGTTTGCATCTTCATCAAATTTTGAACTTCCAAAGTAGTATTGTAATAGTTGTTGAAGAATTTTATTCTGACTTTCTGAAAGCATAACAATTCCTGATTCACCAACCACTTCTTTTTCACCAGGAGAGAAAGAAAATGTATTATTAACAACTTTTTGTGAATACGAAATAATTGGATTATCTTCTGCTTGTCGAACAATTTTCTCAAGTCGGCAGTGTCCAATATTAAACTCTTTTCTTTTTTCTTCCAGCATAGGAATACTCATTTTATGGTTTACAGGATTAATCTGGTTACTATCTCCTACAAAAAGAACTTTTATTTTACGATAGTTTTGATCTTCCATTTCATTAAAGAGTTGATTAGCAATCATACTGCTTTCATCAATAATAACAAGTTCAAAAAAAGGAAACTTTGTCATGACATTTTTATCACGTACAAAAATTTCTTTACCGTCTTTATTAATCTCATGCTTTAGTCCAAGCATAGAGTGTAGTGTTGAAAACGTTATACTTCCTTTATGTTTACTTGGACACATTTCCATCATCACTTTTAATGCTTTGTGAGTTGGACTTGCCATTGCAATATTTGAAATATTGGTTTCTTCCAAAAGCCATTCTATAAATTTAGATACTGTTGTTGTTTTACCTGTTCCTGCGGCACCTTCCATAAGAAGCATGTGCTGTTTATCAGATTCAACAAAGTTTTTTAATTTTTCTAAAACAAGTTTTTGGTCTTCGTTTAAAGTAATTTCATCCAT